ACATTCGAGCGCAAACACCGTGTAAATGGAGGAGAATCAATGGCTAAAGTCACAAGACCGTCGAAGGAAAATGCACCGAAAAGTGCAGGAAGACCGACGAAATACAATGCAAAGATTGCCGATGAGATTTGCGAAAGACTCGCACTTGGGCAGTCTTTAAGGGAAATATGTAGAGATCCAAAAATGGTTGGGATGGCGACTGTGATTAGATGGATAAGAGAAGATCGTGAAGATTTCGATTCCAAGTACACGCAAGCGAGAGCATTGCAAGCGCACACTTGGGTGGATCAAATGAAGGATTTAGCCACGAGTTTGCCTGAAAAAAATCCGTTGACAGGATCGTATGACAGCGCAAGCGTGAACCATATTCGCAATCAAGTAATGACCTTGCAATGGTTGGCAATGAAGTTGAACAGCAAGCGATACGGCGATCAGGCTCGACTGTCTCACGATGTCGCAGGTGGTTTGAATTTGCGCGTAATCACAGGCGTTCCTGATGCCAGCGACGAAGCAAACTGACATCGCAATAAAGTATTCGCCTCGACCGTGGCAGAAGAAATGCCATAAGAAGTTGAAGCGATTCACGGTGCTAGCACTTCACCGTCGAGCAGGAAAAACAGAATTGGCGTTGATGCAACTCATCAACTCCGCATTGAAATTCGACAAGGATCAGGGCTTCTTTTGCTATGTCGCACCGTTCCTATCGCAAAGCAAATCGATTGCCTGGGCGAGGCTGAAATTGAAACTTGAACCACTTCGATTACTCGATGCCATCATCATCAACGAATCTGAATTATCCATCAAATTTAAGCACAATTTGAGCATGATTCGCTTGTTCGGTGCTGACAATCCTAATGCTATGCGAGGCTTGCGGATCGACGGTGTAGTTATCGATGAAGTTGCACAATGTAAGCCTGAAATTTGGAGCGATGTCCTGCAACCTGCGACCTCTGACAGGCACGGCTGGGCAGTCTTTATTGGAACGCCTAACGGTGTGAATCTCTTCAGCGAACTATTCCAAAAATCTCTCACACTTGAAGATTGGTACGGCGCAAAATATACAGTTTATGACACGAATTCTCTCGATTCTAAAGAGGTGGATCGATTGAAACGGGATATGTCCGAGGTTGCATTCGCAAGAGAATATCTGTGCGACTTCGATGCAAGCGCAGAGGATCAATTGATCTCTCTCTCGGATGCAATCACAGCATCTCGCCGTGAATATGTGGACAAAGATATCGAGTCTGCGCCGAGGATTCTTGGCGTTGATCCCGCAAGATTTGGCGATGATCGAAGCGTCATATGCAAGCGTCAAGGCTTGGTGTGCTTCGAGCCTCTCATCTACAGGGGCATCGACAATATGGATCTAGCAGGTCGAGTCGCAAGCGTCATCGAGGCTTGGCAACCCGATGCTGTGTTCGTTGACGCAGGTGCAGGGAGCGGAGTGATCGACAGACTGCGCCAACTCGACTATGACCCCATCGAAGTACCGTTTGGTGGGAAGGCGGTGATGGACAAACAATTCGCCAATCGGCGCATGGAGATGTGGTGGCTCATGCGTGAATGGATCGAAGGGGGGGGTGCCATCCCCGATTGCGCGAACTTGAAGCAGGAACTCGCCACGCCTATTTTTTGGTATGACGCGAGTGGGAGAAAAGTTTTGGAGTCTAAGGATGACATTAAGAAGCGTTTGCAAGGCGGTGGAAGCCCTGACATCGCAGATGCTTTGTGCCTGACCTTTGCGTACCCAGTTTCGAAGCGTGTGCCATATGACATTGCGACTCGTTTGAGGAAGAGGATTCATCACGAGTACGACCCATACGCTCCTGAGTTTCAGAAATGATTGTAAAGAGGTACCCGTAACTCTTGTGTTAGGAATAATTTTTCAGCATTGGAAACATGTATGACTGAAGTCAGGCGCATCACTTTTTCTGAAATATCGACTGATGAATTTGATCAAATTGTTGATATGGCAAAGAGGTTTCTTGCGTTTGCCCCTCACGGATCTTTGATTAAAAACACGACAGAAGACCTTGTAAATACTTTAAAATTAGTCTTGGAATCTGGAGTTGTTTTTGTTATTGATGTTGGAGGTAAAGCAGTTGGAATCTTGGCTGCAATGATGACAACTGTTTGGTATTCGCCTTCGACAAAGATGGCGCACGAGATGATGTGGTGGGTAAATGAAGAGAATCGAGGCACAATTGCTTCGATTAAGTTGATTAAGGCTTACGAGAATTGGGCAAGAGAGAATGGCGCAGATTTGATTGCAATGTGCGATTTGGTGATTGAAGGACAGGAGCCAGTTGGGACAACATTGAACAGGCTTGGTTACGAAATGAGTGAACGAACATACATCAAAGGAGCGAAGTAATGCCGCTATTAACTGCTATCGGTGGAGCAATTCTCGGAACTTCGGCAACAATTGCAGCAGGTGGTGCAGCAGGTGCGGCAGCAGCAGCAACAGCGGCAACTGTCGGCGCGGCAGCACTTGGAGCAGGAGCCGCTGCCGCAGGTGCTGGTTATTCAATTGCCGCTGGCGAAGATGCCAAGCGTAAGCAAGCGGATGCTTTGGGAAAACAGGAAAGGGCGCAGCAACAAGCGGTTAATGCGGCTCAAGGTCAGCGCAAGCAAAGCGAGATGGCAGTAAATAAAGCAAACAGGCAACAACCAGATGTTGCGGGGATTATGCAAGCCGCCTCGGCTGCATCAAGTGGTGGTGGTGCTGGGACTATGTTAACTGGTCCGACTGGTGTTGACCCGAATTCTCTTGCACTTGGCAAGTCATCTCTTCTTGGAAGTTAATGGACTATTCATCCGACAATCAGTCTTACAAGGGCGCACCAAAGCGGGAGCAATTGCTTACCCGTCTCGGTCATTTGAAGTCTGAACGGGCGAGTTGGATTGCACATTGGCAGGAGATCACATCTTACATTTTGCCTCGCAACGGTCGATATTTTCAGCAGGACAGGAACCGTGGGTATCGCCGTCACAACAACATTTACGACAATACTGGTACTCGCGCCTTGCGAACTCTTGGCGCAGGGATGATGGCTGGTGCGACTTCTCCTGCCCGTCAGTGGTTTCGTCTAGGGACTGGGGATCCTGATTTGAATGCATATTCTCCAGTCAAGTTGTGGTTGGACACGGTGACGAAGAGGATGCAGTCTGTTTTTCAGCAGTCGAATACTTACAGGTCTTTGCATCAGATGTATGAGGAACTGGGAGCGTTCGGTACGGCTGTCAGCATTGTGTTGCCTGACTTTAGGAATGTGATTCACCATTATCCTGTGACTGTTGGCGAGTACTGCATTGCGTCTGACTATCAGGGAATGGTTTGCACTTTGTACCGAGAGTTTGACAAGACGGTTGCCGAACTCGTCAAGGAGTTTGGTTACAAGAATTGCTCTCATTCTGTCAGGAATCTGTATGACCGAGGCAGTTTGGATCAGTGGATACCGATTATTCATGCGATTGAGCCGCGTGAGGACAGGGATTCGTCGAAGAAGGATGCGAAGAACATGCCTTTTCGCAGTTGTTACTTTGAGGTTGGCGGAGATGACGGTAAATTTCTGCGAGAGGGTGGATACAAGCACTTTCCAGTGATGTGTCCGCGCTGGAGCGTTGTCGGCGGCGACATCTATGGCAATTCCCCTGGTATGGAGGCTCTCGGCGACATCAAGCAGTTGCAGCATGAGCAGTTGCGTAAGGCTCAGGTCATTGACTATCAGACAAAGCCACCTCTTCAGGTGCCAAACTCGATGAAGAACCGAGATGTTGAGAGTTTGCCTGGCGGGATCACATTTGTTGACGGTGGCAGCCAGGGTATTAAGACGGCGTTCGAGGTCAATTTGAATTTACAGCACCTTCTCGGCGACATTCAGGATGTTCGTGAGCGTGTTCGTGGATCTTTTTATGCTGACTTGTTTATGATGTTGGCAAATGCGACTGATACGCGTATGACTGCGACAGAGGTTGCTGAACGGCATGAAGAGAAGTTGTTGATGCTTGGTCCCGTGATCGAGCGCCTCCACAACGAATTACTTGATCCACTTATTGACATTACTTTTCAGCACATGGTTCAGGCTGGCATTGTTCCGCCAGCGCCACCAGAGTTGCAGGGCATGGAGTTGGAAGTTGAGTTTGTTTCGATGTTGGCACAGGCTCAACGAGCGATTGGGACGAATAGCGTTGATCGGTTCGTTGGCAACCTTGGCGCAATTGCCCAAATGAAGCCTGATGTGCTGGACAAGTTTGATTCTGACAAGTGGGCAGACTCATATTCCGACATGCTTGGCGTTGATCCGAATTTGATTGTGGCTGGCAAGCAGGTTGCGATGATTCGAGACGCTCGAAACAAGGCAATGGCTGCGAAGGAGCAGACTGCGATGATGGAACAACAGTCGGCAACTGCAAAGAATTTGGCACAGTCGCCAACAGGAAGCGGTCAACAGAACGCGTTAATGGATGTAATGAACCAATTTAGTGGTTATTCAAACCCTTCACCAAGTCAAGTTTAAGGAGTAAACAATGGCAATCCCAACAACATTATCACTTGCATCTACACCAAACAGTATGGAGACTCTGTCGTCTTTTCAAACCCTGTCAGCGGATCAACTATTTTTCTTCGCGCTACAAATGTAAGCGCCGCTACCGTTGTTTCAAATCTTGTCGCTCTCTATTAAAAATAAAGGAACAATTCAATGGGACTCAAACAAAAAAATAACACTCCATTTCTTTACGACGAAAACAACAATCTTGTTGGCGTAAAGAATGAAAATGGTACAGATCAACGATTATTTTCAAAGATCTACAATTCTGGAACTGCCGTAAGCGCAGTATCCGCTGCTGCCACATTTGCAACACTTACAGCCGCCGCTGGCGCAAGTTCTACGCTTACCCGTATTAGTAGTGCTGGAATCCATAGTCTTACATCAGCATCTGATGGCTTGGGTGTTTATGTGACTTGGGATGGAACTGGAAGCGGAGTAAACGGCATCTACGCAATGACATATGTAAGCACAACTGCAATTGACATTGCATCTAAGTTCCTTGCAAATGTTGTCACGATTGGTGTCCAATCTCCTGGTGTGTTTACATGTGCAAGTCACGGTTTCT